TAAATTTCGGAATTGATGGCGGCCGTGCTTCCATCAATTTTGTTCGTTCTCTTAGAGATATGTTAGCAGGTGCATCTCGTTCATCTGTAAATATGACTGTCAAGTGGGATGGAGCTCCAGCAATCTTTGCTGGTATCGACCCAGAAGATGGTAAGTTCTTTGTTGCAAAGAAATCAGTTTTCAACGTAAATCCAAAACTATACAAATCTGCTTCAGAAGTTGACGCAGACGTTTCTGGTGCATTGAACTCTAAGTTCAAAATTGCACTTGCAGAGTTTTCCAAGTTAGGCATTAAAGGTGTTCTTCAAGGAGACTTGATGTTCACTGACGATGTTGATACCACAACAATTGATGGTAAATCATTTTATACATTTCAACCAAACACAATCGTATATGCAGTTGATGTAAACTCAGACTTGGGTAAACAAATCAAGAATGCAAAGATTGGTGTAGTGTGGCACACCACATATTCTGGAAATGCACTACAAGATATGAAAGCATCATTTGGTGCAAACATCAGTGGATTGAATAAAACATCTACAGTTTGGATGGATGATGCCACTTATAAAGATGTATCTGGTAAAGCTACAATGACTGCCGCAGAAACCGAAAAGGTTACTGCATCACTATCTTCTGCTGGTTCTACATTCAGAACAATTAACTCTGCACTACTTACAAAGTTCCTTACACTACAAAATGGATTCACTGGTAATCTTGCTGGTGCATCTCTAAAAACTTACAACAATAGTAAGGTAAGACAAGGACAAAAGATTACTAATGCAAAGGCTCATGCCACTGGTTATCTGAAGTGGGTTGAAGATGCATTTCAAAAACAAATTGATAAACTCAAGACACCAAAAAATAAAGAGGCACTTGAGGTAAAGAAAAAAGAAACAATCAGAGAACTAAAGAAACACACTACTAATCTTGCAAATATTATCACATTTCAGAATCACATTGTTGATGCAAAGATGGGTATCGTAAGTAAACTAAATACTGTTAAGAGCATTGGAACTTTTATTAAAACTTCTAATGGATTTAAAGTTGTTAATCCAGAAGGATATGTTGCTATTGATAGGGTTTCTGGAAATGCAGTCAAATTAGTAGATAGAATGGAATTTAGTTTTAATAACTTTACTGCGATTAAAAGTTGGGATAAGTAGATGAAGAAGTTTTCAGAAATAAGAGAGGCTCGTGGTGACACTTGTGTATTTACCTTTGGTAGATTCAATCCACCAACGACAGGACATGAAAAACTATTAGACGCTGTTGCGACACAGGCAAAGAAGAACCCTGGCGCACCTTACTATGTGTTTGCTTCTCATTCTGAAAACGCAAAGAAAGACCCATTACCATATGCAAAGAAAGTTGCATATATGAAAAAGATGTTCCCAAAACATTCACGGAACATTGTTGTAGATAAAGCAAGAAATGTGTTTGAGATTGCAGTCTCACTACACAACAAAGGACACAAATCAATCGTAATGGTTGTTGGTTCAGATAGAGTTGCAGAGTTCGATTCTCTATTGAACAAGTATAATGGTGTTGAAGCAAGACATGGATATTATGGTTTTGACAACATCGAAGTAGTCTCTGCTGGTGAGCGTGACCCAGATGCAGAAGGTGTTACTGGAATGTCTGCATCTAAGATGAGAGCAGCTGCTTCTACAAATGATTTTGACCAATTCAAACTTGGACTTCCAAAAGGTTTTAATCAAGGAATGTCACTATTTAAAGATGTTCGTAAGTTTATGGGCATTCGTGAATCATTCAACGGTTTAAACTACGTTATGACTGAAGAAGATGTTATTCGTGATATGTATGTTCGTGGAGAAGTTTTAAACATTGGTGAAGAAGTTACAGATACATATACTGGTGTAACTGGTAAAATTATTCGTAGAGGCACTAACTATCTAACCTTTGCAGAGGAAGATGGAACAACCCATAAGAAGTGGTTGTATGAAATTCAACTTGCAGAAGATTGTTGGGCTGGTTATAAACAAGTTGGTATGAAAAAGAAAAATGGCAAAGACGTACCAAATTGCGTACCAGTTGATGAAAAACAAGACAAAGATATTAAAGACAAGAAGGGAACTCAACCCGCTAAGTATTATGCAAAAGATGCTGAGGGTGATGAGATGGCAAAGTCTACTAAAGACAAAAGAGATGCACATTTCAGAAAACAGGCCGCAAAGGATGACGATGATCCTAATGCATATAAACCTGCCCCTGGCGATGCAACTGCAAAGACTAAACCATCAAAGTATACAAACAAGATGAAGAAGTTGTTCCCAGATTTATATAAAGAGAGTGCAACAAAGTCATTACAGAAAAAGGCAGATGCTTCTGGTATTTCACTAGGCATTCTGAAGAAGGTTTTTGATAGAGGTGTTGCAGCATGGAAGGGTGGACATCGCCCAGGCACAACTGCTGTTCAATGGGGTCATGCAAGAGTAAACTCATTTATTTCTGGCGGTAAGACAAGAACTACTGCCGATGCAGACTTGTGGAAACAACACAAGGGCAAGTCTGAAGATGTGGAAGAGGCATTTAAAAAAGACAAGAAACTTTCAAATCTAAAAGTTGCAACAGGCAAGAGTGCTGTGTTGGCAAAAGACAGACTAAAAAATATGAATAAAACCCCAAAGACGAGAGTTGCAGCTGAAACTGATATCGAAGAAGATCCTCGTGAAATTGGTACAGATGCATATAGAGAAGTGAGACAACAAATGACGCCAGGACAGGAAGTAAAGAAGTTCTCGTTCAAGGAACATCTGAACTGTGGAACAACAGATTGTTGTAATGAATGTGAGACTTCAAGTCTAATTGAGTCTAACGTATATCGTGTAGGGTCTGAAAAGTATTTTGAGTTTTTCCAAGAGAAGAGAGATGCCTATAATATTGGTGTCTACAATCCAGTAGGTTTTGATAAAGAACTGATGGAAGGTGATCTTGGAAAGTATGATATGTATCAAGGGGAACACGTTCCACTGGACTGCCCTATGATGGTTGAAGAAAAAGATGTAGAACTAAACAAACCAAAAGTTGGTGGGCCAAAGAAGTACTATGTGTACGTCAAAGATCCATCAACAGGTAATGTCAAAAAAGTCACATTCGGCGATACAACTGGACTGAAAGTCAAGTTGAATGACAAGGAAGCAAGAAAGAGTTTTGCTGCTCGTCACGATTGTGAAAATCAAAAGGACAAAACCAAGGCTGGATATTGGAGTTGTAATCTTCCAAGGTATGCCAAACAACTTGGTTTGAGTGGTGGTGGCAATTTCTTCTGGTAAACCATACACCCAATCTTATGATAATGATATGATTATCAGAAGGTTTGATGAGGAAGTTGACAGTAGTGAACTGGTATGGCATAGAGATAAACATACTAGAGAAGTCACTGTTTTAGAAGGAACTGGTTGGCAGTTACAACTTGATAACAAGATACCAGTGGAACTAGAACGAGGTAAAATATACGTTATTCCAGAGATGGAGTATCACAGATTAATAAAAGGAACAGGGAAACTTGTTGTAAAAATATGGGAAGAAAAAAATGACTAGATATAGCTCAACTATAACAGAGGCCCTGCAAGAGATTCGTGAGGGGTTCTCTTCAAAACAAATTAAAATGGCAATTGGTATTGCATCAGATAAAAGATATGCTGGTGGTAATATGACAGGTGCTGTTAATGCAATTGAAAAGATTAAAAAGGGATTGTCTGATCATCCACAGGTTGCAGCAGTTCTAAAAAGACAGAATGAAGATATTCAAGAAGATGGACATACAGATGTTGCGTCTGCGAAGAATCAAGTTAAGGTTGCCATGACTGCATTGCAGAAAATGGAAATGGAACTTGGTAAACTGAATGATGAAGATTCACTACCCTCATGGTGGACAAATAAAGTTGCAATCGCAGTTGATAAAATTGATGGTATGGCAGATTACCTTGATACACAAGTAGAAGGTGTAGAACCTATTCAATGGCCTTCCCAACCACTAGAAGAAAGTGTGACGATTGATGAACTTAAAATGGATGATCCAAAACTGAACAGGGTTTTTGATAAACTAAAAAGAGGCGATACCGTTAAACTAAAAACTAGTTCCACAATCAGTAAAGGCACAGACTTTGTTGATTATGTTGTGAAATCAAAAAACACGGTAAACAAGGGTAGAGTAGAAAAGGTTACTCTTGTTACTAAAGGTAATGAGAAGGCAGTCAAGAAGTTCCTATACAAGAGAGATGGTAAAGTAACATTCGCTATCGGTGATATGGGTGCATCTATTGATGATATCAAAGAAGCCGCACATGAACTTGCAGAGAAATTAAAAGTCTCTGATGGTTTGGGTGCATGGATTACAGATTTCCAAAAATCAGACGCACCACAGTTTGCTGGTAAATCTGACGAAGATAGACAGAAAATGGCAATCGCTGCATTCACAGATGCTGGTGGTAAACTAGATGAGATGGCATATAAGCCTGGTTCATTCAAAGATATTCGTCCACAAGAAAAGGCCGCAAAGGCATTGGACGCACTTATCAAATCTGGTGGACTAGACAAGAGTGATTTCCAAAAGGCAAGAGCAATGTATGTTCAGGCATCTGATATGCAGTCAAGAAAGAAACTTAAAGACTTTATCAGTAATCTAGATACAGAACCATTGGAAGCAATCTTGGATATTATTGGTAGAAATGATCCAGATACTTTCCAAAAAATGTATCCAAACTCAAAGCCTGGCGAGTATCTATCTACAATTGCATACAAACATAGAAATGCAAAGAATGAAGAAACTGAACTGGACGAAAAAGCACCAAAGATGACATATGCTCTTGTTGGAACAGATATGAAAATCTATTCAATGGGCAGTGATGAGAGAGATTTGAGGTTGGATCGCAAAAGTCTTGAAAAGAGATTCAAAGATGTTGCACCACTAAAAATGGCAAGACTTAAAACTGCACAAAGTATTGGTGACAAAGTAGATAAGTCTCAACTCAAAGAAGAAGAAGAACCAAATAAACCAGATTCTGCCAAAGCGGT